TAATGCTCCAAATATTGCACCTGTTATGATGCAACAAGGCGGAAGTGATGTTACTCAGGTGAGTTATAATGCTGGCAGTGGCAGCGGAGATGGAACATCGTTAAGAGTATACGGGCTGACTGGCGCAATCGCATAAAAAAACGGAGATAATAAATTATCCCCGTTCCTATGTTCGTTATCAACTTATGCTATAGAGCTTACGCATAATATCATTACTCCAAGGGTAATAACTGTTAATGCTGTTTGAGCTACCATATCACAAAAGTGGCCGTCACATTCCTTAATATAGGAAATTACTCTGTTCATTTGGCTTGGCCCTCCTTAAGGCCGGCTATTCGTTTAAAAGCGTTCTCTTACCAGATTTACTTTTTTTGCCGATGTCAATTTTACGAGGTTTCTTCTCTTCAGGTATCACGTTCTCTAGTTCAATGGCCAAGATCCCGTTAACTAGATCGGCTCCATTAACCACAATAGTGTCTGAAAGAGTAAATGAGCGTCTGAAGGCTCTAGCAGAGATTCCTTTATGTAGGTATTCACCTTCATCTTTAGAATCTTTTTCTGCGAAGACGTTTAGTACGCCTTCTTTAAGTTCCACCTCTATTTCGTTCTCATCAAAGCCAGCTACAGCAATTTCAATGGTGTATCTGTCGTCGTCTAACTTTACAATGTTGTATGGAGGGTAATTCGTTTGACCTGGAGTCGAGTTCTGCATTCTATTTAGAACTCTATCAAATCCAATAAAAAATGGATCGCTAAGCAAGTCTGTTGTCATTCTTCGTGTATTAGTCATTTTGCTATCTCCTTTAAATTAAGCAAGATTTATATTTGGTCGATTAAATCCGACCGGTTTAACATGTAAGAACCCGATAATTCAGCATTCTTACACATTTATTTATATACAAAAATTGTATATTCTTAAAAAAAGTTATTACTTTTTGTAATAACCTTTATTCATCTGTTGAACCAAAGCCACCGTCACGGTCAGTTTTGATTCCTGGTTTATCTGTTGTCTCTACTATTTTAGTACGAAGAGTTTTTTCGATTAAACATTGAGCAATACGCTCGCCATGCTCGATTAGAGCCATGCTGTCTGAAATGTTTTCCAGCATCATGAAAGATTCTTCTACATAATCAGAATCGATTATACCAACTCCATTTACCATTGTCAACCCTTTCTTTAGAGCTTGACTGGAGCGAATATACATTTTCATTACATGCTTTTCTGGAATATCGAAGATAAGACCGGTTGGTACTAATACTCGAATTCCTGGAGGTAGTTGAAATGAGTCTGGATTTCCACCAACACCCTTAACTACAATTTGCATTTCTTTGTTAAATGCGTTATATGATCTTAAACGCTGACCACGAGTAATACATGCTTTAATATCGAAACAAGCTGATCCAGCTGTTGCGTATTCAGGCACGGATGCCCGATCATTCACCTTATAAACATTCATAATTTACTTTTTCCCAATATTATATTTAGCTTCAAGTGTCCAATTTGATTTTTCTTTGTGTGATAAAATTTTGATTTGATTAAGAGGAGCAGCAAGTTCGCCTGTTGCATCTTCATGCACAATAGAACATAACTCCCATTCTTCCAGAAGTTTAACAATCGTATTACGTCTTGCTTTATCTTCTTCTGTAAATGTATTCTTTTTTCCGTCGAGTATAAACAATTCCTTGAAATGTAGAATTGCGTATCTTCCCTGCTTATGCAAAATGTGGCATGTTTGATATAACTTCTTTTCTTTACGAGAAGAAATGCCAATTCGAGTTAAAGTCTCTTTAACTTTTAAAAAACTATCTGGGGAAGGAAGCGAAACTTCTATACCGACACCTTTGAAAATGTCTTCTGTTTCCATAACGTACAGCACCTTATTTTAAATTATTTTTTGTTGTTATCACGATGCGTCAAATGTTGCATCCAATATATTTATTCTATTTTGAACTTCCACCTATTGTGAGTTTGTTCTTAACAGATTTCATATCATCTTGCGATAACGCCTTATAATATAATTTAGCAACTGTACGATTGCAATTATAAACTTGTTGAATGGCATCAAGGTCAACACTTTTGTCAGCCTTTGGCCACTTTGAGAAACGCTTACGCTTACGTAAAGCTCCTCGGTAATAATCAAATTGAGCACCTTCGAATAGATGGTGTCTCATATTCATTTCATTCGCATGAAGAATAGTATCTTCAAAGTTAGTGAATCCACGATTGACTACATATGGAGTATATTGCTTTTCAATCATATCTGGATTATCATGATTTTTAATCAGATCTTCTTTAGTAAAAGATACTGCATTCATAAAATCAAACGGGTTATAATCTTTAGCCATCTTTAAATTCTCCAAATACCTCGGGTGCTAACTTCTGAGCTTCTTCCATATAGTATTCACCAGGATAGTGTTTTAAGCAACGACCTGCTTCAAGTCTTATTGCTTTAGGAATGCGAGGTGTTTTCTTAGGATCTAATAGATTATATAAAAAAATGCGTGCATTGTCAATAGCCCATTTGCGTTCACATGGCATTGTCATTTCTTGCCTCCTCAATAGCTTTAAGAACTTCATTAACTTCATCAGCACATGCTTGACATGATTTAAGAGTATGTAGTCCTTCAGCAGTATTAAACTTTACATTAAACGCGATCTCAGGATCAACGTCCACTCCACAATTAAAACATTGGACAGTCTTTTTTACTTTCTTGATAGTCCAACCGAACATTAATCTTGATCCTCGATACGATTTCCGTAGTAGTCATGAGTACCTGCTCGCCAGTTTTTCTTTCTTTCGTCGAGTATTAATGTAGAAACCCACAGAACTTTACAGCCAAAATAAATTATAGCGACTGCAATTGCACCTGTAAACACGTTATAAAATAAATCTAAAATCATAATAAAATATCCACGACTTGGCCGTGGTCCTCAAGTGGTTGGTTTAATGTACCATTAGCATTATAAGTGGTGTATTGAACTTTTTCAACTACAACTTCACCATTTCTTTCAACATGTCGAACATGTACTTGCATAGTTTTTCCATTAACTACTTCTGTAGTCATATAGGAACTTAACACTATTGGTACGTTTGTTGATGCTGCTATTTCACTCATTTGTATTCGGACTCCAACATTACTTCTGTTAGAAATGCAACCATATTAACTTCGAGATCAGCTACAAAGTTTGCTTTGTACATATAATCAGCAAGAGTAACTACGAAGCCTGGCATAGATTTAAGTTCAACTTTATCAGTTGCCATATCATAGATACGTCTGAACATTTCGTTCATATCTTGATCAGAGTTTGATGCAACCCATTTGCGCATACCTGTAAAGTTTTTTGTTTTAAGAAGTTTAAACATTTCGTCCATAGACTCTTGTTTGAGATTAACAAAGATACCTTCATCAATACGACCAGAGGAAGCATATGTTTGAAGTTCAGTTAATACCCTACGGAAATCAGGAAAGTGACGTTCAATAACTTTAGCAAGAACTGGTTTATCGTATTCAACACCTTGATCATCAAGTATAGCATTTACGCGCTTGAAGAATTGCATTGCCATTTTAGGACGTTGTGATGTCTCAATAGTAAAATCTACTTCAGACAAACGAGACCTAAGTGGTTCAATGATACGATTTTTAAAGTTACATGTAAAGATAAACCCGCAATTGGAAGAGTATTCTTCAATAAAGTTACGTAAGGCGGGTTGTACTGATGTAGCGTTTAGATAATCAGCTTCATCAAAGATTACGTACTTACGTCCACCAGTAAGAGATACTGAGGATGCATATGTAGATATTTCATACCGAAGAGTATCGATATTCACGTTAAGGGAACCATTCTTTACAATGTAATCACAACCTAGCTCTTCGAGCATAGCTTTAGCGATAGTAGTTTTACCAACGCCTGGACCACCAGTAAGTAATAGGTTAGGAATGCTTTCGTCTTCTACAAACTTTTTGAAAGCAGCCTTTGTTTTTTCAGGAAGGATAGTGTCATCGATTTTTTGCGGTCGATATTTTTCGACCCATAACACTTCATTTGCTTTGGATTCAATAGCCATATGTTTCACCATTTTCATAATATAAAATAAATGAGGGTTTGTTTATCAACGAGAGCCCTCGATCGTTCTTAAGCTTTTTACTGAACTTTATCAGCAAGAGGAGCATCTGCTGGTACGTCAGCTGGAGCTGCAGCAGGCATAGCGCCTTCAGGAGCTTGTTCACCTTCAGGTGCATTTTGGCGCAAGAAGATTTCTAGCTTATTACGTAGCATACCTACGCCAGCCATCTCATTGCCTTCGATACCGCCTCTACGAGATACGACATCAATTAACTGTACAACAGTCGCAATATCTTGCAACGAAATTTGTACTGGTTCTTGTTTTTGCTCTTGACCCTGAGCAGCTGGGTTTTCATTTTTACTCATATTCATTTATCCTTTTTTATAAGTCGACTTAGTATCAATAGCCACGAAATACGTGACACCGTCGCTTTTAAACTCAGAGATACCCTTCGCGCAAAGAGTAACTTTGTAATCCTGAGGTAAAAGCTTGAGATTATCAGTTTTAATGATAATCTTAAATTCATCAGAGGTTGTGCCGATTTCGACGCCATAATCATCAGAATTATCGTTGCTACTATCAACGGCTTTCAGGTAGATTTTACCATCCTGACCGACGAAAGCAACTTCGCTAAATTGAAGAACACCAGCAGCTTTAATCACTGACTGAAGATCTTCCCAAGAAACATCTACTTCGACATCAGCAGTTGGCAGAGTAATATCTTTCTCTGGTGCTGCATGAATCATTGAGATGTCGGCATAAACATACTTAGTACGCTGTTTGCCTGCTGTAATCATGAAATATTTATCATGAAACTCTACTTCTGGATCTTTGTAAAGACCGAGAATAGATAAGAACCGAGATAGATCATATACACATGCTTGTGATGGGATCTGATCTGGGATTGTAGCAGTTGCTACAAGTGTTTTTTCCGGTGTTACTGTCTTAAGAACATTGCCTTCCTTCATTAGGATAGACTTGTTGATGCTCGAAAAACTCTTAAGAATCGTAAGAGTACGTTCACTAAATTTCATTATATAAAGCTCCTAGTTTGTTTATTTATTAATAGTACCATAGTATCTGCGTATTGTCAACTGTTATTTTCATTTTTTCTTATAAGACTTTTTGCTGCTTGATTTATCGGCAGTAAGCGATGTACCAAGCTGCCCCATGTGGCCAAGAGATCCTTTAAAGATATATGTACCAACATGTTGTAATTGCATCCAAGGACACATCCAAACTCTTAGACCAGCTTGTCGTGCTTTCTTACAAAAGAAGTAATCTTCTGATAGATAGCGTTTAGTTTCTGGATCAATAATACAATCAAAGAATGCTGTAATCATTCGACTTCCGTCAAAATTATCAGTACGAGCATGATCTGGTTTGTATTCAAGTTCAGGGTAAGCTGCAGCAAACTTAGTAAATGTTTCACGTGCTATAAGCATAAAGCCTGTACCACCTTCTCCAATCTCCATTGGTTCATTCATCTTAAATGAATTTTGCTTTTTAACTGGATTAAAGACATAATCTGCAGCATAGTTTTCTAATTCAAATGGGTTTTCTTTACCAAAGCCGGCATCTGCAGCTTTGTTAATCTTTTCCCAAGCAATAGTTTTCTTAGGATAAGGACCTGTAACAATATTATATTCTTCTGGATCTTTTAAGTTAACTGCCATTAGACCTAATACGTCACGTGGATTAAAACCAATGTCGGCATCTATAAACAATAAATGAGTACAATCAGATCTTAGAAACTCGTCAACGATATAGTTACGTGCCCTCTGAACCAAGCTCTCATTAAATAGGTAATAGAAATGAATACCAATACCATTAGTAGCGCACATCGTAGCAAGATCTGTAGATGCTTTGGTATATGTACCAGCACATTGAGCGCCATACATAGGTGTACCTACAAAGATTTTTTGTTTTCGTAATTCTTCAATACTTACTTCTATTTTCATATTTCAATTTGCTCCAAATCTGCTTCAGCTCTTACGATAGCTTGTAACCTCAGAATATCTGCAGCAACATCATGTTTACTATCATGTGCTTTAAAATTGTATTCCCATTTTGCAATGTCGGATACAGGAATAAATCCGTTCTTTCCACCCGGTACATTAAAATCAAACTTAGCATCGATATATGTACGAGTATCTCTTACTGCCCAATACTTAAGGTAATCATTTAGCAATGAACTCTTATCAGCATTTTGAGCAATACGTTCTAGTATTACTGGATCAAAAGTATTTGATCTTGACCACCAATGACTAATTGGTCCTTCAGCTCTTAAGTAATTGATAAACTTTTCCATAAACTGTACAGGATTAAGATCAAGGTCTGGGTTTGGCTTCATATTTGTACGAAGCGCTGGTGGCTGATCTAACCACCATTGAAGATCACGTTCATTGTATTTACAACCGTGATTAACCATTTGATCTTTAATATCAAATTTATCTTGAGTCACGCCGAGAACAAGTTCTTTAAAAGAATAAGGTTGCTCGATAAATCGTTCCCATTCAAACGTAGTATAGGAACAATCAATAGCAGGTACAACTGCAGCATGTTGACCTATAGTCTCAAAATCTATAATAAAGTGTTTCATATTATTCCTTCAACGTTAGATTATATTATAACTTATATGTGTACAAATGTCAACTATTAAATGAAAGCTTCTAAAGTTGCTTCTTCTTTGTTCCACAGTTCATGTTTTTGATTGATATTAGATTGGAATAAGAAATCTGTATCAGCCCAAGGACGATCATTGTTAAATACTGCTTTAATTTCTTCACACATATCAGAAGCTGTTTGATAAGGTACGTTCTGACAAATATGATTAACTGATTTCTTAGGATCTAATAATTCGAAATCAGAAGGTAAACCCATAATAGTCATTGCTTCACGATAATTAATATATCGATCTTCGTATGGATGCGTGAGAACAGTTGGATAATGGCCAACAAAAGCTCCAATGTAATCCTTTGGAACAATAGTACCACGTCTCATAATATTACCACCAGATGCAAGCTTTTCATATTTACGTTCGCATTTTGGAACTTCACGCTCATATCCTTCTTTATCCATCCATTTACCAACTACATTATAGTCGTGACCAGCCTTTTCGATCATAGATTCTACATCATTGCCACGTACATTTTCTGTATTAAGGCTATCGTAATATTCACGATGAGTCATACCATTATTAACTTCTTCAAGCAAATAACGATAATAAGGATCGTCTTGACTTGGAATCTTTTCATTGATTGGTTCTACTTGGAAGTTTGATTTTACACCAGCAATAATGTCTTCGATCTTCTTATGAGGACGATTATAATATGTAAGTAGTGGAGTACGATCGCCAAAACGTTCTTTCTTCCAAAAGAAGTAAAATGTACGCTTACGAAATTGTGGTACACCGTGTTTGATATTCTTTGTAAGATATAGACTCATTGAATATCCGTTTTCTTCGCCAATCTGTCTAAGCTTTTTCAGCATAAACTCGCCAATCTTACCAACTAATGCAGGAGCATTCTCTCCCCAGAATACGTTTGGCTTTACTTCGCCTAAAACATATCGAGCAGTTTTTTCCATCCATTGATTGTTTTGATTTTCTTCACCAGGCTTAGAATGATATTGACTGAGACCAGCACAAGGACAAACACTAGACATTACATCAATCTTTTCACCAAGTGGAGCAGAACCACCTTTATCAAGTACATGATAAGGAACTTCGTAATCCCAATAGTTAAGTAAATGTTTTTCGTTGTCTTTAAAAACATCGTATGATAAGATATATTCTGGTCTAGAACCAAATACGTCGGTTGAAGCTAATGCCTCACCACCGATAAGTGGAATGATTGTCGCGTGTTTCATGCAAAAAAGTCCTCTAAGCTTGTTTTCTTAATATTATTGTATTCCAATCCTTGCCAATAAGGATAGTATTCACGTGATAGATGGACAGATTTTGGTTTTTCCATAGCTTTAAAATCAAGCTCTCCAAGTTCATTATAATAGCTTGGTGTAAGCCATTCGCGAAATTCAATACCTGTACCTTGAACCTTTTGCATTGCGTACTCTTTAAAATAGAGTCTTGCATCATTTCTTTCAGCCCAAGAACCATAAAACTTCTCACCCATATACCAACCGCTTTTTGGCAGATTACGTCTTTCGTTTTCGATGGGGAGTAGTTCATAAATCACTTTACTTTCCATATCCAAAGCGCCGACTTGTTCTATATAACGATCAACAATATCTCGTATTGCTTGTTTAGTATCGTCTTGTCGGCATAAATGATGTCGAATATCGATGTTACCAAAGTAGCACTCGATATGTTTAACATTATCTTTATTTATGAATTTTTCAAGACCCATCTCTAAAGCGCCATATAGAGTTTTAAATGGTACTGAATTAACATTACATCCTTCACGGTACATACAAATCGCATGACTATCGCCAATACAAAGCTTATCCCAAGTAGGATGTTGTGGTTTAAGTGTAATTGCTCTTTCCTGCATTTTACGTAAATTATCAATATCTACCTGAAGAAACTCTGGTACCATAGTATCAAGCGTTCCATCTTTACGCTTATGACCATTGAATTTGTTTTCAAGCATCGTAGCATAATCAGGCATATCCATTTCTAAAGAATATACTTCTCCTTTAAAACGTGATATGTTTCGAATATTATATGCATGTGGAAAGTTACGTGTACCACCAAAGAAGTTAAGATCTGTAGATTCTGCTTTACGATCGTTACCGTGATAGATATAAAGTCTATCGTATTCATTAAAGTCTTCAGTTTTGTTTGCTTCTTTAGCACCCTCACCCTGTACAGATGGGCGCGATAAGCTAGCATGGATATTATCTGTATGATAATGTTTTAATAAGTCGGCATAGATTATTCCTTGAGCTGCTCTGTGGCTGCTTGTCTGAAACGACATTGGAATAAAAGGAGCTGCAATAACTGATTTCATAATATTTACCTTATATAAAAAATTCTTCAAGAGAGGGTTGTGGTTTTAAGTTCATCTCAGCTATATTTAGCATTTTTTCAATGTCCTTATCTCCTGCACGTGTAACTACTCGTCTATCGCATGCTTTACGATCGTTACGTAGTTTACAGAAGATACCGTATTGACACATTCCAACTTCAGAACCATAAGTCATCATTTCAGTTTGGTCTTTTTGCAGCATTTTATCGCCTTTATAATCTAAGACGTTATGAGCTGATTCATGTATTTTAATTTTATCAAATCCAAAGAAGTTTTGATTGTGTCTAAACCATACAACCAAATCACCAGAGTTAATTACGCTGTTTGGCGCATCTGGAAAGAGTAGTCGTAAAGTGTATTGGGCTCCCGGTCCTGGCTTGACAAAGTTATCATCATTTGTCCATTTGAGGCCAGGGTTAACAGAGTTCGAAGTAGAACAGTGAAATCCATAATAGTTTCCTATGCCCTCGTGCGAAGTAAGCTCTTTGAATGCATCACTAATAGTTTCGCAATTCATTAAGCGTTCAAACATACCGTCTTCACCAAGACCGGCAACCCAATCCATCACGTTACCAGGATGTTTAGCATTAGTACCTTCTTCTAAATCATCACCAAACCGTTCGCGTTGGTACTTGTTTGCTGCACCCCATAGAGAAGTACGCAATTCTGTAGAACCGTATATAGCGAGTCCAGCAGGTCTTGCAAGAGTCAAGTTATATCGAATTCGTTCTCTTTCACCAGAGGTAAAATAGTTTTCAAAATCGACATGTGCTTTTTTAACATCATTAGTACGTGTACAAATTTGGTGAATACCACGAGCTCCATAAAAGTGAGAGATAATAGTATTACCAATTTTGTTATACATCGAGAGATCATCATCAGATAATCCCACGATGTTTTCTGCTATATAAACCATACGATCATCATATGTAATCATAGGGTGGAAATACTCTGTATCAGGATTAAGAGCATATTCCTCAAATTCATACGACTCGGCAAGTCCTTTTTGCCATTCAGCTCTGAGGTTAACTTGTTCTACAAAATATTTGAAGTCTCTAAACTTTTCAACGTCGCACATAGAAAAATACTTATCCAAAGGATAATCTGCGTGCATTGACTGAAAGCCATCAGCTTCGTCAAATTTTGTTCCGGTCGCATCAATCATTTATCACCTATTAGTATGATGGAATAGTTTGATTATAAACTACATTTTCGTGAGTGTCAACACCTTTATCAACTAAATCATGCTTAAGGTGTACGACGTTTATATGTGGCATCATTTGTTCAATCGCCTCGATTTGAATTGGATCATCTTCAAAGTGACATCCAATTCGATATCCCATTTGCTCTAAGTAGAACAAAGTCATACCTTTATGTAAACCTGACTGCCTACGATCATTAAAATCTCCAGGCTTATTGTTCATATAAAGAGGATTAGTGATGCCCCTCGAAAGGAGCATCGATTCAGTTTCTGCGCGATCATCTTTAGATCTACCAGTAATGATAATATCATCAGGGCCAGGGTTTACACCAGTAAACTTATCACCCATAAAGATTACACCATCAATATCGTAAGAATTAATTAATTTTGATGGTGGTTTATCATGTTCAGCAAATGCGTTTCTTTTACTCATAATCAGTCTTTCCGTCCTGGTAAGTATATGGTAGTTCTTTTGCCTTAGGCTTAGCTGATGCAAGTTGTGGTCTTGTCATACTTGTAAGTTCTCTACGAGCTAATGCATCACATTCAAACTTTGCGTCAGCCGTTGTAAGCTGTACCGGTGGAGTTTTCTGTGTATAAGCACTTGGTCCACGAAGAATACCAACAATATCCATTTCAGACGCCACTCGACAGAATCGAATTGCTGAAATAACCACACCACCAGAGTTTGGTGAGTCTTGGCAAGATAGTCTAGCTTGTAATGTATAACGAGCTCCACCAAATCCGAATGCTACAATATCGAGATCTGCAATCTTATTATCAGATCCAACATAGTCACCACCTGGTTTTTGTAGAACAGTTAATGATGGACCGGCATACAATGTATCACCAGCATAATTAACTCCACGAACAGTATTCTGTCCTTTCAAAACATTCTCTTTTGAGATATGCTTATTGTGTAGACGTTCTTTTTCAGCCATATTAATAAAGTCTGTATTTGATGTAACACCGTTACGAATATGTTCGCGACCTTGAGTTGCACCACCAATACGATTTGTTTGAGTGTGATAAGTTACATGCAAACCACCATCAATCATTGCGCCTTGTAAAACTTCAGACAATCTTGAAGCACCCCAAGCTGAACGCATATCTGAACCAACGAAGGTAAGACCTGCATTGATAAACTTTTGTTCAATTTGTTGTGTTTCTTTAGTTTCAATCAGTGTTGGAATACAGTTAACAAAGTGTACTCCTGCTTTTAAAGCTACATCGAGATAAAAACGCGTTGCCTTTTCAGAACCAACTGGTAAGTAGTTAACAAGAACTTCTGTACCTGTATCCTTAATAAGCTGTACGATATCATCAAATGATTTAGCTTCTTCTGCACCTGTTCTAAATGAAACTTCTTCAGGGTAGTAATCCATCCATTCTGCAACACCGTCAAGGGTTGGACTTGAATAAACCATTGCACCAGGAGTAACACAACCTGGAGTATTATTACCAGACTCGAGCAATTCTTCAACGTGATTCATAGCACAGTTTGGTCTAGCACGTAGCGCTTCGATGAGTGGGCGATTTACTTTACGTCTATCGACATCAAAGCCAATTACGAATTCAACATCACTTGAACTATATCCTCCAATATCTGGATACATAAGTCCTACATGATCGTTGGGATTTTCATTATAGTACTGAATACCTTCAACAAGGGATTGAGCACAATTACCGACGCCGATGACGCCTACTTTAATTTTTGACATATTAGTCTCCTTTATATCAGTTTATTAACGTGAGTTTTTTGACTGGATCAGAGTAGCTCACTATTATATACTTTGTGTATAGATATACTATAACACGGTTTTCAAAAAATGTCAACAAAAAACTTTAATGTTTTCCGGACGATTGTATTTATGAAACTTTTTCGATGTGTGTTTCAAATTTATGTGGAATATTTTCCCACTCATAAGCATCTTCTTTAGGTGCTTTTTCTTCATCAATGTTCGGCCATATCTGACTATATTTAGCATTTCTTTCCATCCAAATGATTCTTTCTGGTTCTGGTAAATCAACGTCTGCTACAATAGCATCAACAGGACATTCAGGTACGCAGACTCCACAATCGATACATTCATCTGGATTGATTACTAACATATCATCTCCTTCGTAGAAACAATCTACAGGACAAACTGATACGCATGTGGTGTGTTTACATTTAACACAGTTGTCAGTTACAAGATACGACATAATTACATACCGAGTACTGTAACTTTAACACCACTTTCTTTGAACATTGGTAAACTTTTTTCTTCCCATACCTTTTGCCATTCGCCTTTGTCGGTCTTATCAGTTGGTATAACAACATGTTTAACACCAGCTTGTATTACACATTTAGCGCAATCAGGACAAATAGGTAATCCATACACATACATAGTTGCACCTTTAAGGCTTACGCCTGAGTACAACGCATTCATAAGTGCATTCATTTCAGCATGGATAACTAATTGATGCTTTTCAGGACGATTGGCTAAACGTTCAGGAGTATCTTCAATACCCTTTGGAAAGCCATTGTAACCTGTAGCAAGAATACGACGTTCATCATTAACAGCAACTGCACCAATTTTACTTGATGGATCTTTGCTCCAGTCGGCTATAAGCAAAGCCATATCCATAAAACGATTATGCCATTTTTGATCTCTGTCGTACTCGTAACGATCTGCTTCTCTCATTCTTCTTCCCATATAATTGTGGTACGATTCGTATTCTTCGATTTGTTGATCAAGAACATATGCGCCCATTTTACTCATTTTAATCTACCAAGTTGAAGTGACGGTCATAGACGTGTAAGTTCATTACTTGCCAGATAAGATCGCCTTTAGTAATAGTTTGAATAGGATCAGGCACAGTTGTACTTACGTTAAATTCATTAGCAGCATTATTCCATTCAGTAACAAACTTATCCATAAGATATTGAGCCCACGCATAATCATTTTTGTAGCCAAAGACTACATCGTTTGATCGCATTTGAGATACCATATGTAACTTATTGTCACGAATATAGAACGTTTGAGCATTAGTACAGATAAAATCTGACTTGCCGTTTTCGTTGAATTCAACCCATATGCTTGGACGATTGTAAACCATTTGAGCGCGACGGCTATCAGGATTACGCCATAGTTCAGCAAAGGCTTTATTAAATTGATTGAAATACTTATCGGAATATACGATATGGCCATAGTTTGAATTGATTTCGCCAGCATCATTTGCTGAGTATTGCCAAGCTTGTGGTGGTTCTTTTTCATCACCGTGAATATCATTAATATTCGTTGATTGGCTTTCATACCAATCTAATTCAGCTTGAATATACTTTGGAGCAGGCTTACCGAAGATTGATTCTTCGTCAGCAATAAAAGATGCACCAAGCATCTCAATAGTTTTAGCACCAGTTTTATCAGTAGTAAATCTTTCAGCAGCTAATTCGCTTTTGAAATATTCACGTACGTCACTAACTTTCATCGTCATATTGGTATCCTTCATTTGAACTTTGTTCTAGGTCTTCTACAATTCTGTAGAGTTCTTGCATTTTTTCGACATCATTTCTATTTTCAGTGTCGATCTGAATTTCAATTTTTATAATCATAAATCATTTATTGTAATCGGTTTCTTTGTTAAATCTATCATCTATGTCCTCAGTAGCCTCGCGTTGAGTCATTATAAGAATCATCAACTGAGTAAGAGCATGATGCGTGTGTGGTAGGCCAGATTCAGGATCGATATCTTCACCTGCATTCCAAGCCAAGAGATGGCGTGATAAAGACGCGTAATGACGAGACAATGGAAACTTGTTAACATCTTTACGCCAATTGTTTTCGCCATATTTGACTGCACCAAATGCAAATACTTCGGCTGCAGCAATAATAGCTTCAGACGGTACAAGATTAATTGGTGGTTTGCCAGTATCAAATTTCATAGTATATCCTTCTTAGTAAACATTTTCATTATAGACGGCGTATTCATCACCTTTGTGGTTGTAGAAAAACTTAATTTTGTTTTGACCGTACTGATCGACAAGCCAATTGTTTTCGAACTCTGGATTGCATTTTTTAAGGTTTTCACGAATAGTATTAAAAGGTGCAACACATCTCCAACGTACATCATAAGTATTTTCTGATAGTTTATTATAACATCCAAACACTACAATGTCAACACAATTTGGATATAATTTTCTATTACGCGCTAGCTTTTGTCCCATATAGTTTGAGATGGTAAGCCATTTAGTTACGTGACGTTTATGTGTTGGATCAGCAGAGTTCTTTACTTCGCATCTAAAGCCTTTCCAATCAACATCCCAGTTATGAGATGATGGAACAGTATGATCGAACTCAGCAGGATTCATTACACCACCTTGTCGAACTAAAGCAAATTCAAGAATAACACCTGCTTTTGTATGAGCATAAACGGTATCGTAATCACGTCCTCGTCTACGTACATCGCAAGAGTACATTTCTTTAGCCATTGTTTCTATATGAGAAAGCTCATCCTTGTTTAATTCAAGAATGAGCGGTTCAGGGAGGTAGTATTTTTTAGGCATCGCGAAAATGCTTCTTCCAAGATGATCCTATGATGCCAAGACCAGTACCAGACATATAGACTTGCCACATAATGCGAGACACTTCACCGGAGTTTGGAGCCTTTGCAATATCGTTTTTAAGACGATTAAGAACAAGTGGTTTAGTCTTTGGACTAATCATTTTAACTGCCGCTGTACGAGCGTCGTCTAACGGCATCTTATCAAGATTTTGAAGAGTTTCAATTTCCATTTTAAGACCTATCGTAAACGTATACGTCAGCGTGAGTAGCGTATTTTAAAGGAAGGGATTGATCATAACATCTGCTACGTCCATTGTAATCTGCTCTTGAATGAGCAGCTCTTGGACCACGACCTTGAAGTTTTACGCGCTTTTTCTTATCGAAAGGGAATGCGGTATTATTCAGCTTTACAACCGTTTTAATTCCATCGAGAACGGCTTGATCTTCTGGAGCGACTTGTCCATCAATCATTTTAATAGTTGCGTAGTAAGCGGTAGATCTTTCAGAGTATTTCATAGTATAGTTCCTTATCAATTTATATAACCATTATACATCATTTAAAAGGAAATGTCAACGGTTTATTTCACTTTTTTTAAACTTTTTTTCTGCTATCAAGGAAATCGTATGCAGTATCGAATGATTGCATATCGTCAGTAAGACCAAGTTTTTCATTGATCATATCGATAAACACTGAGTGAGCTTCTTCGAACGGAGAATAAGAGTTACTACTTAAGTTATCAAGAGATACTAAGTCGACACAATTTTCACCGTCAACTTTAGCCCACATCCAAGTGTTTTTATAGAAGCCCTCAGGATCTTCATACAGTTCATTGACAAGAACATAACCTTTATATAGGTATGCCTCATCAAATGAACTAATTCTATTCACTACAGCCATTATGCAAATTCCTTGAATTTTGCTACATCAAGGATTTTTTCGACGAGCTCTTTCCCGTAAGGAGTAAAGAGAATACCACGTCTCCATACAAAGCTTTCGACACACTGACCAGAATAGAAGTCTTCGTTCTGAGTTATCCAACGCAAAGCATCAGTCTCAGTTTTAGCGCCAAGATCGATCGCATTTTGGATTTCAGCTTTCATAGCCGCAACGTCTTCTTTTTCTTGACGTCGAGACTCTTGGAGTTGTTCTTCCATTTCAGCATCCATACGATCGAGCGCTTTTTCAAGAGCTTCAGGAGAGAGACCTAGGTAGTAATCCCAGGTTGAACCACGCGGACGAAATCCGTTTATATCTTTAAAGAAATCAGAAAAGCACATATCTTGTAGTTCAGCATTGCGCTCTACGGTGTTAGCTTCTGTGTTAATTCGATTACTCATTGATTAATCCTCTTATTGAGTTCCAAGTTGCATGAATTCTTCGGCTTCTTCTACAGAAACTCCAGAAAGTTTAAGTACTTCATTAAGATTGCGTGGACCAAAGGTTGATCCAAAACGAGTTAAGGCATCGCCAAAAGAACTCATTCGATTTGATCTTGCGATCTCCTCATCTTTCAAACCTTTCATTGGCATATTAACAGAGATGTCCATTAATTTACGGCCAATGCTAGCCACTTTGATTTCTGTAGGAGTTGGATCGTAAGCTGATTTCATAATTTAACCTTTTGTTGTTTTGATAAGACTATTATATCATAGTCAGACGGTAATGTCAACAAGTTTTTTCACTTATTTTTAAAAAAATTATCTGCATAGCGCATTTCTTCACGCCATACCTTAACTGCTTCAAGAACATTGTTCGGCTGAGCCATCGGAGACTCATCAGCAAATTTGATTACTTCAGCAATAGTCATTCCAAGGAATTCACTTTGCTTCTTAAGAATTGTGGTTGCACCTTTAATTTGCATCTTATAACTCCTCTATTGAGATACGGTAAGCTTTACCATTGGCATCTGTAACATCAATGGTTTTCTTAGTGGATAACATGTAACCCTCTGTAGGGTGCAGATCGTACATAGTACCACCTACTAAACCATTGATTACAGGAAACTCTTTAGTCTCCGGCTTAATAGTTACCAGAGCGTTTCTGATGAATGACGCGAATGCGTCGCAATATGCTAAGTTCATTACGCTGCCTCCTTTAAGTTACCAAACATTTTGAAACCAACCGAAGCTACAACAACCATTTCACCGGTTTCGTCAATGATTACGTCAGCCACTGAGATCGAATGCATTTTTGAAAGCCTTTCGATATTCTCTTCTGGACCGATATTACCAGTCTCAAAGACTTGGTTAAGGTTCTCAGCTGTGATATTACAAACGTGAGTATAGTAACCCTTGTCCCACGCAGCTGAAGCTTGATCTACAATCTTCTCTCCTCTAAAGTCCATTGACATATCCATTTTAGCGATATGTGATGGTACAGCGTGGTGACCTTCTGCATTGATTAGATCAACTTGAGCATCTGAGAGTTGAATTTGGTAGATTGCGTATTTCATATTTGATTCCTTTATTAATTTATATGTATATTATACATCATCTTAAAGCAAATGTCAACAATTAATTCACTTTAAAAGCAAATTAAATTAGTAACGAAATCAATGGCTTGTGATTTATTTTAATTTTTTTATTGGTTTTGTGTGTGGAGACCACGGAGTATAGTGGCCAGAGATGCTATTTCTATAGCTCTCGTCACGTTTCATAAGATGTAGGGTTAATCCTATCTTACTTCCTGCGAATCCTGTCGGTGCATGAAGCACTGAAGTGTCTTGTACAATGGCATTACAATGTTGCCATAATAATATTGCTTCAATAGAAAGACCATCATATACAGACAAAGGTATATGTTTAGGCATAAGCATTTCGAGTCTATCTTGATCTGGATTTGTTTCATCTATATTTTCTACACCATAGTCTTTATACGACTGTATTTTGACTATATTATGATAGTTGGCATATGAGGTTATATCTCTTCCATTCATAAACATAGTGGCATGTCCACGATACCTTTGGTTGAATGTAACATATGTTCCTGGGCCATCTATAAGCAATGGTATGATAATATCCTTATATGGTCTGTATCCATCAAGGTGAGTTACTGAGTCGGTGTGTAATCCATACGGTTGTATAGCTTTAAACATTTGATCTCCAACACTCATAGGATCATTACCAGCTATATCTGAATAGAATACTATATCATCTCCAAAATGTTCATAGATTTTTGGCCTTACAATATCAGATATTTCTTTAATAAGCATTGGATATGGAATACGGTAAATATGATCGTTTATGATCTCACCTATCGTATCAAATCTATAGTTCCAAACTTCAAGCAGTTCTAATCGTTCTTTATCTGTTATAAAGTCTGGAATACAATATGACGACTCGTATTGATCTTGAAACAATGTTGTATTTGGATTATGAATAATATCCATATTTCGAAGTTTACGATCGGCAAATGGTCTATCTGTCCTGTAATATGGCATTAGGTATTACCCTCATTATTTGCTCGTATGATTCACGCATTACAAATTTTAATTGTAAACGTTCATAAGGTACTGGATCCACCCAGTGTCTTATATATCCGTTATTTATTATCATTGCTTCATATGGAACATTACCCACGCCTTCGATTCCTATTTCAGGTGTTTGATCCATTAGATTAATTTGTATTGATGTTACATTATCTTCATCAAAATGAATTGGAAGATTAGAGTTTGGTTTAAGCCAATAGAAACGAGGCTTATTCTGAAATATATGAATACCAAGCATGTGTTCTACTTCAGATATTGCGTCATCTTCTCCTTGAGGTGGATATGTTTGGAACCATTTATCTTCTTGATCGAATTGTTTCCATTGGTAATACCTACCAGAGCTTCTCCACTTTTCAGCTATTTTTCTAAAGCGAGGTTTATCTATTTTAAAGTTAAGGTGTTTTAAATTCATATTCATTCAAGCTTTCGAATAATGCTATACAATCATCCATATTCTCTTCGAATGATATGTTTAGGCTATATCTTGTTTGAGCGTTATTAAATACTGCATGTCGTTGTTGGGTATTTAAGAAAGCCGGCTTAGATGTTGATTCATTATTTTCAAATTGGCATGGCGCATACTGTTCTGATAATGGATAGGTTAATGCTATAGTTCTTTTACTGCTATCGGTATGCCAATCAATACGACTATGAGGATTCATTTTAAGAAGGTAAACGTTCTTACCAATAAAAGTAGTTTTTAAATCATAATATGAGAATCCGTCCGGTCTACCAGAAGACGTTTTATATGGAGTCCAATGATCTTCATGTAAGTTCTTTGCAACAATTAAGAAATGCGCATGCTGATGATGCGTTAAAAAGTTTGGAAGATTATAATGACTTATATTATTAAACATTTTTGCATTCCCATTAATGTTCTAGGACTAAAGATTGTATCATATACTTTACCACCAAATGTTTTTGCGGCAAAGTCATCATCGTAAAAAGACCAAAGGTATTCTTCGGGTTTAAAGTAATATACATCTGATTCTGTTATTTTGCTCCAATTAGGCATTCCTAATTTTCGATATCGACATATGTTAGTTAAAGCTTGATGATTTGTATGAGAATAGAATGTAACATATAATGTTTTACAACGTTCTTTTAATTTTTGTATAGTCTCTATTGCTTCATCTTTTTCCATATGAGTAATAACTGAAAACAGCACACCTACATCATAATCCCTATCAAGTACGAATTCTTCTGTACCATTGGGATTATACATTTTATTGTATCCATCATAATGAATCCATTCGCAGCCAGGATATTGTTCTTTGTTTTGTTCTATAATAGCTTTATTAATATCAACACCAGTATAATCGTGGTGAGACTGATACCTTACAAAGTTACCGTGATTGCAACCAAAGTCTAATACTGATTTATTTTCAAAATCAACATATTGCTCAAAGTATTTTCTTACATCATATTTAAAGTATTTTGCCATCTATCCAAGCCTGCTCCGTACTATTGAAATCAGCGCTATGATTGATTGTTAAAGCAGTTTGTGTACCGGTAATTCCAGAATTAGAATTTTTAACGTGTGAATCAATAAGGTACCATTCTCCTGCTACTGCTGTAATAGAAGATGTGATGTTATCGTCTGCATCATGTGCATGCAATACTGTACCTGCCGGATCAATCATATATAGAATTCTCCAACGTGATTCTGTTGTAAAAATTCTGTCGTTTTTAGTATTATCTGATTCTTGATATCGCAATTGAGCGTTATCTAAAATTTGTTGCAATACATTATTAGCCACTAAAGTAGCTGTTTCGTCTGTAACATTCCAAGCTGTATAATTAATAATTGAACTATCGTATTCAATTTCTAATGCATTATGAGCAGGTGATGGTAATGTTAGTGCTGGTAAATTTAATCTGTTAATCATCTTAAGTCTCCGAATTTAGTATCGTGGATGCCCATATGAAAAACTATCCTTTCCTTTGTTGGTGATTGTACACCATGCGGTTTCTTTGTGTTTAAAACTGTAAGTGAATCATATACAATTGAATCCCGATGAGCCCCGGATTCTACATATAACTCGCCTGTATTCTCTGTTACTGGTATTAATACTGAGCATTCGCTTTTTACATCAACATGTACAGGCAGCTCACCACCTTCTAATACTCTAAAAAAGTTACAACGAAACTCTCTTGGTCTAATACCAAATTCATTCCATATCTTTTTAATTAACTTTAAGAGTGGTCGATCAAAATTATGAATCTCTTGAACAAAAAACTTATTCATTTCTTTACCGCCGGTGGCATCACTTACATATTCTGAATATAATTGATTACTGTCTTGCCATTCACCGGTAAAATATGGAGTCCAAAATTCAGGATCGACTTTAAAATCTGTTACTATAAATGAATCATTGCGCCATTCTTTAAACATCTAAATCATCCTGTCCATTAACAGATATGATAATATGAGATCTTGTAGTAGTTCCTTTATTCCAAGCAGAGTGTCTCATACCTTGATTTAAAAACCAACAAGATCCAGGTTCCATTGTTTGATATACCTTTTCACCTTCTTGATTAACACAATAGAATCCACAATCATCATTTGTTGTAATAGGAATATGGAAACGAATTGAATAATCAGTATTATAATCGATATGTTCTGCAACAAACGCGCCAGGATCCATAATAGCAATCCGTGCACGAGTAACTTCACCTTTAAATTGTTTAAGGATTTCTTCTAAATAAGTACCTTTGACC